AATATTTAGGTATAGTATATGATCTTAATCTATATTGATAGGCTTCTGGATATTTTATTCTCACTGGTTGTATTAGTTGATCATAATAATCTACTAGATATAATGGATCCAAACTTACCATACAGTCAGTTAAATCACCATACCCAGGTGCTAATTGTAATCCAGGGATAGACCATGCAACATATTTTTCAATCCGCCCTTTAAGATATTGTCTAGTATCATTATCAATTACTAACTCTTGCAATCTATAATGTTCAATTCCCCCAGACGGATTAGCAAGGTAAGGTGGATTATTATACCGATCAAAACTAGAAGCAATATATTCTTGCTCATCATGAATAATTTGTTTTTTAATAGTATTAATATAATCTTGATAAAACATGTGAAACTCTTCTGTTGCTTTTAATAAATCTGCTTTCTTTGTAGTGAACAAGTTAAGAAAATCAGTGTCACTAATTTCTGCAGAAATCAAACATAAGATTTCGTCTAAACTCTTTGTGAGCAATTCAGAGTTATGTTTTTGTAATTTATGTTTGTAAGCAACTAATGTACTAAGTTTCATAATTAAAATTCAAATAAGGTATTAAATGTATTAGCTGTTTGCGTAGCACTTGTTAATCCCCAGCCAAGGCCACCTAATAGGTTTTCCACTTTTTGATCAACAATAGAGCTTTCCATTTCATCGTCGGCAAATGGTAATTCTTTAAACCATTGAGGTAAGTGCATCTCATCTGTAGGATAAGCAATACTTGTCCATTGTAATGGATTTTGTTTAAGTTTACACACAATTACTTTCATTCCATCAACAATTTGTAAACTATATTTGTCACTGACCATTCGGCACATATTATTCCAATTAAGGGCAGCCCGCACATGTCCTGGCATATTAGTCTTTCCTAATCGTTGTTCTTCTTTACCGTATTTGGTTAGATTATTTACACGCTTTGGTGTGCCTTTCTCCCAGCCCGGTCTTGATTTAAAATCATGTTTAAATTGTAATATCTTTTCAATTACGGTTGCTTGTTCGCCACCGGTCAGTACATCTTCAAGTATATTACTAAGAAAATTTTGTATTACCACCGGAGTATCACTACGTTTTAAGTCCAATCCCATTGCTTTAATTTTTCCTGGACGACCGTCAACATCAAACCGTTTGCCACTCATATCATATATCATAACAGCATAACGTTTTTTAGTAATAAACAGCCCTCTAATAGCAACTAATTCACGTTCGCCTCGAATAATATCTCCCTGGCGCGCCGACACATGAAATGCTTGTTGCATAAATGTAGTAAAGCTTTGATTAACAGACTCTGCTACATTATCATACATCTGAACAGCAAGATCTTTGCTCCATTCCATCTTTCCTGCTTCAACCTCTGCTTTAACCATCGGGTAAGCACTAAAATAACATGAGTCAGTATCACCGTAGATAATTGCTTCACCACTGTGATCATACTTGCCGGTAATACATTCGTTAATATGTGCATTCATGTGTTTGGCAATAGTTCTGCCAGTTAATGTAGTAGACTGCCCGATACGTTTGTCAAAGAATCTACAACCAGGATTGAGAATGGCTCCATACAAACTGTTCAGGTTAATTTTCTTAACTAACTGTCGTTTGTCCCAAAATTCAATTTCTTCTTTAGTTTTGGCTTGTTTTAATTGTTCTTGTAAGTCTCGACGTTCTTTATACCAACGAGCCAATAGTCCAGGAACAACTGCTTCTCTCTCGTTACTAAAAATAGTACCGTTGGCACTTAGAATCCATTGTTTGTTATTATCAAATATCATTTTCCATACCTGTGCGGCAGAATGTGTTGACTCTTCACCAGTACTCCAATCAATGATAATTTCAATACCAACATCCTTTTCCATAACAGCAGTGTATTCTAATGATGCAAATAAACCTTCCCAGGCTGATGCAAATGTAGTTCCCTTTGCCATTTTTTCATTAATCATTCGATCAGTCATTATTGGTCGGAGTTGGCCAACAATGGATTCATTCCCCATATTAAGGGCTCGAATAGCCGACGGGTACAATGAATTAATGTCCACAGACCCAATCCAATCATGAATACCTTTCTTGGGGAATGCAACATACGCACCGGCGGCTTGAGTATCTTCATCAGTTAATCTTGTTTTACGATTAGGTACAACTAATCCCTGTTCGTGGGCTTCGTTAATAATTGCTTGTTCAGTAACAGCAACCGCCCCCATAGTAGTCTGTAATAATACTGTATTTGCGTGAGCAAGTTCGTTGGCTAAATCTAAAAATTTTAATTTCTCATCTAATTTTTTTAATAAAAGCGTGTCTTGTCTATTATAGTCAATAAATGTTTTAAAATCATTATTATATAATTGATCTAACGTGCCTTCGTATTGTGTTTTGCGTTCATTTAATTCATGCTCACCAATACTATCTAAACTATAACTGTGACGTTCTTCATAGGTATATTTGCGATACAATTGCATATAATCCATGTGTACCCGACCAACTAAATCAAAGGTTAAATTTTCAGCACCAAATCTTTCAAATGATCTTTTCTTAGGTAATTGTTCCCATAAACAAAAACGTCTAGTATCATTTTTGCTCAGTATGCGGGTAACACGATTGACCGTGTAGGGAATATCATAACCCTCACTATTCCAACCAGTTAAAATATCAGCATCTTCTATTAAACCTAAAAAGGTGTCTAATAGGTCTTCTTCTCTATCGAACAAGTACGTGTCGGGGAATTCTTTAGTTATATTTTCAGCATCTGCCCAAGATAATGTTTTAGGGGGTATAACCAATGTAACACATTTGTTTAACCAATTTAAATATATGCTTATGGCTGTAATTGCGTTAAACGGATCGTCGGGGCGACTATAACCCTTTTCAGGATCAAAGTCTACCTCAATGTCAAAAAATGCTACATTAAGTTTTGGCGCATCTATGTTTTGATAATTTTCGCTTAAACAACGAAATATAGGATTAATGTCACTTTCATATAATTCTTGATTGCTATGAATTTTAACTTCCCTATAAAATTCTTTACTATTGGAAGTGACAAACTTACTTACGGAGTTACCGTAAATACTACGGTATGTACCTTTTTTATCATCATAATAAAAAACGTACTTGGCAGGAAATTCCTGAAATATTCTTTCACCATTTTTGTTTCTTTCGACAATACGAATTTTATCACTGTCGCGGTCAAATAATGCATCAATATAACTCATTCTTTCTCCTCACCACTTATGGCTGGTTAACCTTTTTACATGCACTTGGGTGTGCGAACCTTTATTATAACATCAATACTATATAATATCCTAGCCCGTCGATGATAAAAAGTGTAAGAGTAGTCATCAAAATCCCAAAACTACCTCTACTTATACTGCTATAAGTGCTGATTGCTAATGCACAAAATATTATAGGATAGACTACCAACCAATTAGTAATTGGTACACTTACTGCTACCAATGTTGCTATTGTTAAATTCAATAACCAATTAATGCTTTCTAAACATAACCGTAACGGATGTTCATTCCAATCTTTTTTAATAAAATTAACAGTTGTATGCCAATTAATCAAAGAGTTCGACCAACTGTAGTTAAAATATTTTCTAATAACTCATGATCTTTTTGTTCTTGAGTAAACTCAGATTTATATGCTAGACGCATAGCTTTACTAAGAATGCTAGGTTTAATTTCTAATTCTTCAGCAATAGCTTTAACAGTATCCTTTAAGCCACTGTGAAGTGTTTCAACTTCAGACATAACAGCTATGCCCTCATTGATTAATTGTGTTAATTTTGCTTTTTGTTCCGATGAAAATATTTTATTGTCGCTCATAACTGCTCTCCTTGAATAGTACTATATATAATATATGAGTCTATTCAGGTAAGCAATGTTTTTGGTAAATTAGTTGTTTTTATTCCGTATCTTTAATAACTTAAAAAAAGACAGTAGGTTTATGATATTAACACACTAGGAATAATCCTTGCGATCTCCGTTTTCTTCGTTGTCTTGAAACCCGGCTAAGTATTCTGCTATACTTTCTGCGTCTGTGACCTTAATACGATTACCACTATCGCCACCTACTCCACCGTAGTGTGGATCGCGTGAACGTCTATAATAGGAATCAGCGGACCCACGATCAAACAAAGAACCATGACGCTTGCGGTCAAATTGCCATTCGTTTTTAAGAGCACGAATTACCTGCTTTTTCTCTGCATCAACCGTACTGTCGCCTTCATCTAGGTCTACACCAAAGTAATCAAGTGAAGTAGCAAATTGTTCAATATGACCCATTTTCTTTATGTATTCGATAGCGTCGCCTGCTACAGCACGATCAGCACCTTCGTTTTGATTGATAAATCGTGTTAGTAGTTTTGCTAAT